AACTTCGCCATTACTTACTAATGTATTAATTGCTTTATCTACATCTTCTGCTGTCTGACCAAAATCAAGTTTTATACCTTTACGTTGTAATTCAGTTACAGCATTGTTAATCATTTTTTCTATGTCACCTCTACCTGCTTGCATAACAGCCGGTGCATTAATAACAAAATCACCTTCATCTAAATTACGAGGTACATCATCAGCAACACCCGACATATCTTTTTGTGGTTCATTTATTAATTCTAAATTGTCTGCCGGTATAGGGCCACCTTCTTGTCGTAAAGTTAAATCTGGCCCAGTTCTTGGTGTTGGTGTTGGTATAAATCCACCGCTTACAGGGCCTATTGTTTGACCAGTTTGAGGGTCTTTTGCCTGCTCAAATTTTATTCTAGGTGGTTGTTCAACACCTGTATCTGTTGGTTGAGTTGGCGGTATTATAGGAGCTTGTGTAGCCGCTTTAACTAAATTACCATCTAAATACTCATTACCTGCAGAGTCAATTGCTCGTCTACCTTTTATTTGAAAACCTAAATCTTTTAATGCTTTTTGTGCCGCTGTAGCTTTCCAATAATTATCACTACCGGCTTTCATTGCATATCGCTGTGATGCAAATTTTAATATACTATCTTGATTAAAGAATCCTTCATTAACACCATCTTTAATAAATTTTTGTAAAGCGTCATGATGATTACCATCAAAATTTTTTCCGCCGTATGCATTGTATTTTAAAGCATACCCCGGATTAAAACTATCCGCTAAAATATAATTTAAAAATTGTGAGCCAGTTTTATTTGCTTTTCCCGCCCACTCGTATTCTTTTTTAAAAATTTCTTCACTAAATCCTTTTTCACCAAATTCTTTTAAAAACTCATTACGTTGTGTGTTTTGTTTTAAACCATAACCAATTAGTGGAATAAATGCTGTTACTGCTCCAAAAGCGCCGCCTGTTACAGCCGACAGTAAAGGGCCCATTCCAGAAGTTTTTAATTCTTCTTTAAAACCAGATATGTCTAATTTTTTTAACTTAGGTGATGTCGTAGAAACATTTTGCATGTAATCATCATAATTATTATTATTGACATTATCAAATATTGTTCCTTTTGATTTTCTCATTAAAGACGTTGTTGTTCCACTTGTGATATCTTCAATGTCTGTTACTGGTGTTCCACCAATTGTTGTTTCCATTTCACTTAGTAAATCTGCTTGAGGAGCATCTCTTAATGTGAGGTCTGGGCCTACTGCAGTTGTAGGAGGAGCTTCACCAAAAACAGTTTGTTCTTTTGTATCGTCCTCTTCGTCTTTTTTTTGTGTTACTAAAGCTTCAACATCCGGTTTTGTGTCATAGATTCTATCTTCATCTTTTCTGTCAATGCCAATAAAACCTTCCGGTATTGTTATTTGAAATGGGTCAGTTGCCATTATTTCTCCCTATTATTTTTCTCAAAATCTTGTACGTTACTCTTCAGTTGAAGGAGCGTTTCCAGTAAAATTGCTCTCCCCTGATTGCGGAACATTTCCTGTTCCGATTGTGCCACCACCAACGCCCGATGCGTCTTGTGGGTTAGCGCCTGCAGGTATTCCTCCAGTGCCTCCCATGCCATCTTGTTGCTGACTAGGGCCTTGAGCTTGCTCGCTTGCTTGTTGTTGAACATTTAAACCTCTTAACATTTCTGCAAAAATTTGTGCGTCATTAATATCATTAACCAAACTGTCTGGGTCAATGTCTTGTGCAATTGCTAACTCCCTCATTAAATTTGGAATTTTAATAAACGGTGCTAACATAGGATTAGATACTGTTTGTAATAAAGTTGTTAAGCGTTGTGACCTAACTTCTTTTTGCATTACACTTGCAACACCATGTGGTTTAATTTCCAAATCACCAACAATATCTGGATTGTCTTCATCAAATTGCATATTCCATTGGAACATTGCTTCACCAAGTGGCTTTAATAAAAAGTCATCAATATTTTTCATTACTGTTTTTATTGATAAACTAGCACCACTAAGGAGCATTGATAATCCCGATGCTGTTCTACCCGTTCCTGCTACACCTGTTTGTCCGTGCATAACAGACGGTATTCCTGTTTCTTCATCTGCAAGTTGTCTTGCTTGCATATACATTTGTAAATTTTCACCGGCTGTATTTGGAAACTTTAAACCATTAATAGCTGTTCCTGTAACACCCGATTGTCGTCTGAATATTTTACCCGGAAATATATCCATGCTTTGTCCCGGTACTAAAGATGCTTCATCAACATCAAAAACTAAATTACCTGCTAATGCTAAGTTATCTATTGCCATACGAACGTGACCGTTCATTAATAGTTGCGCATCTTCCATATTTTCTGGAACACCAACACCAAATAATTGATATGGATTTATTTCATACGGGATTGATTGATATGGTATTCTTTCTGGTGTAAATGGATTTAAAACTGCTCGTAAAACTTTTCCATTACATATCCATGCATTTATTTGAAATTGGTCTAGCTCGGATGCATTAGGCGGTTCATCCATACCAATTTCACTTGCTAAATTTTTATCTAAAGTTCCCCAATATTCATAAACTTCATATCTATCCATTTCATAACTACCACTTTGATTATCATATGATTGGATAATATCTTCATAGTATTCTGTTGTGTAGTTTGCTCCCATTGCTAAACAATCAGCAATAGCATCACCATCAAAATACGCATGATTAATTAAATCACGTAGTTGATTACGTGTAAATTTATGTCGTTGAATTACATAATTTGAATCATTTACTGATGTTGCATCTGGGTCTGGAAAAAAATCCCAACATGATACAGCTTCAATACGTGGAACTTCTTTTATGTATGGTGCATACATTTTTTGTCCATCTACGTTATCCCAACGATGAACTGTTTTTGCATAATTAAAAGGGCCTTTAACAATACCTGTTCCTAATAAAACAGATTCAAATATAGCATGACGCAATACATTAGTTGCATTTGTATCAAGCAATTGGTCATGGATTAATTTTTCCATACGCCTTGCTGTCTCTTGTGCAGGATGTATTTCTGGTTGATTTGGAATACGTGCTTTACCCGATTGTAAGTTTGCACCTGCATATTCATCTGCTAAACCACCCAGATTAGCACCACCCTGCATTGGTGTTGCTTCTGTTGCTCCCGGTTGTAATTCCATACCATCACCCGGGAAACCATAAGGTGATTTTAATTGTTCTTCACCCGGTACACCTAAGTGTGCTGTTTCATCTATTCCTTCTGGTAAAGGTGTCGATGTAATAGTTATTGGAAATTTTTTATTTGCAAATAAAACATCTACGATTTGACCATATGCGGCCAAAACTTTTGTCTTTGTTATTTTAACAAAAACTTTACTTTTTTCTGTACTACGAAATTGTGTTGATGAATCATAAATACCACGATAGTTTTTAAATGCTTTTAACCATCGTTGTTCATGAGTATACCTAGCATTTTTGGCTTCATTATATTTTTCAGTAATGTAACCAACAATGCCCGGCGCATCTTCCGGTACTAATGTAGACGCTGTATCTTTTGCGTCATCTGCCATTGTTATTCCTTATTTTAGTAATCTTTGTCTTCGCTTGAATTTAATACAGCAGAATCAACTTGTGCTTTGCCTTTTCCTTTTTTTCCTGCTTCTAAAATTAATGATTTATTTGGCTCATTAATTTCTGTAGAAAATTGAGGTTTCTCTTTTGCACCCGCCGCTTCGCTTGCAGGGCTAAGATATCCTTGGCTTGGCATAGAGTTAACTATACTTGCATCAACTGGATTTTTTGCAGTTTTCATTTTTTACTCCTCTTAAAATTTAAATTAATAACCGAAAACATTATCTTCCGGTTGGTAAGCTTCTCGCTTTATTTGTTGTAATATATCCGGAACTGTAGGTCTACTTGATTGCCTTGTCATTACCATATAACGCAATGCATCATAAGCATGGTCTTCAGCTTTTGTATCTACATCTTCTGGATTTGTTTTAGATGTTGGTATGTTACCAAGCGTTCTAATTAAATTAGTACACGTTTCAAATATGTAAATAGATGGTTTGCCATTATCAAGTGATAATCGGCGATGTATTTCCATTTTACCGGCAAGCCGGTTTCTATCGGAAGGTGTCCATCTTACACCGTTGCGTATCATTGTTTCAGCTATACTAAGACCGTGCCCTGTTCTATTCCAACAGCTTGCATCTAATACAAATGTTGATGGTTGTTTATCATCACGTTCAAATTGTATAATTAGACGGGCTAGAGCTTCACCAGTATATTGTTTTCCGTATAACTCTCTGTATATTATTAGATTACCATCCCAATCAACAGCGCCCCACAATACACAAGAGGGTGAAGTAAATCCATAGTCAGCCGCTCGTATGCGTTGCCATGATGGTGATAACTCAAAAGGTTTAACAACATGTAGTGACCTTTCAAATTCTGGAAACGCCGCTCCTTCTGCAACATCCCAATCACCTTCTAGTAATCTTTTACGTTCTATTTCTGGTAATGAACGTAGCATTGCCTCATACTGGCCATCATTCATTAGATAGGGGTTATCTGTTAAACGAGCCGGTATAAATTTACGTAAGAATAATGGTTGACCAGATTTTTCATGTCCTGTTGGCCAACGATAAACTTCTTTCGTTTCCATATCTTGTGCCGCAAAGGCAACATCGGGAGGAGCAGGGTCAATATACATTTTCTTAACCCACCATCCTCCAACACCACCGGGGTTAGCTGTACATCGCATGTACGCTTTTATGCTTGGGTTGGTTGTTCTTAGACGTGAACGTAAATATTCCCATACATATGGGGTTGGGTAGTGTGTTATTTCGTCAACACCAATCCATGTAAAGGATTGTCCTTGATATCGTGTAACGTCTGTATCTTTATCCAAATAAGAAAACCATGCAGTTGCTCCACTAGGAAACACCCACATTGATTTTGCTTCTTTAAATACTGCCCCCGGAAATGCTTTTGGATATATTTGTTTACTTTTATCAATTAACTCTGTTAATTCATTCAAAGTACGTCTGAGGAGTAATGCACGATGGTCTGGTATATCCGCATAACGTAGTAAATCAACTAGTAGGGCATATGATTTACCTCCGCCTGCCGCTCCACCGTATAAAACATCACGTTCTGGTGCGGCTAGGAAATCTGTTTGAGGCCCTTCGTTTGGTTTAAAGATAACATTGCTATTATCTATCTCTTCACGAACAGCCTTTGGTGCTTTTTGTATGTCTTCTTCTGTTAAAACAGCAGGTTTTTTACCTGTAAGTGTACCTTCTATCTTTTTTAGGTTATTTTCAGCATTTCTAGCCTTATCTCGGTAGGTTTTTAGCTGTTTTTTCTTTCTTTCTGCTGTTTTCTTAGCTTCTCTAATCTTTTTTTGAGCCGCTATCTTTGCTTTTTGGGCAGAACTGTAGTTATACTGCCTTTTCGGCTTTGGTGGAGGTATATCATTCACCTTATAACCCGTAGTTACTTGGCTTTCTTACCTTTCCCCCGTATTTCTTTTGCAATTTCATTGCATTTTCTATGGCTTTGCCACGTTTTTTCTCATATCCAGATAACTTACCATCTTTGTTTAGGTCAGCTTTGCTTGGATTTACTAATTTATTGTTATTGCTCATTTAAAACCTTCTTTCGTAAACCTTGGGCACTAATAGGCCGTTTTGTTGTTGCGGATAGCCAACTAGCAACTTCCCTATAAGAGCAAGTTTGAAGATACTGTTTAGCTTTTTGATATGCCTCAAGCTCTTGCTCGATGGGTAGAAGCGTCTTCCCGTCACTGCTAAGCTCGTATCCGAAGGGTATAGTAGATGTTTTTCTGGTATCATGTTCATTATTCATCGCTATGTTCTATTATCTCTTCTTTTTTGCTTGGTAGTAATACAACACCATGCATAACTTGTACATTATGGTCTATAGCTTCATTAGAGCCAATACCAATCCTGTTTAATAAACTCTCTGCGGCTTTGAGCCTTAAATCCCCCTTGGGGGTTGTTCCATCTTCATCTAGGGTAGAAACTAACCTACTAGCGGCTTTTGGGCCATTAAGGGCTAGTTCTTGCTTGGTACGGTCTATTATTTCATCCCGTACTGATTCTACTAGCCATTTACGTGAGCCTTCGCTATATCCCGCTACTTTTATAGCTTGGGATATACTACCGCCATTACGCATTAATTCATCAATGAAGATAGATTGCTTTTCAGTAAGCTCTTTCTTTTGTTTCTTTGGTTGTGCTAGTAAGTTTGATATCATGATAAACCCGCGGGTTTGATATGCACCACTAATTCTCTTTTACTAAATAATAAGTTTGTGGAATTGTGTGCAATTATTTAATTACAATATATTATATTATATCCCGTATTTACTAGTTGTCAACCTTTTTCTATAAAAAAATTATTTTTTTCTTGACAGATTTGAATTTGGGTGTATAATATATAAGTTACCCCTACCCGGGGGCTTTACACCTATACCCTAGGGGGTATATTAGGGGTTAGCCGACCAATTATTACTAGGGGGGTTATAAGGGGGATTACCGGGGCATAGCCGACCAATCTAGTTTACACCCCCATTTTCCTAATTTATTTTCTTACTGGCATACAAGCATATGTACCACCCCCCATGGCCCTAGTATACTATATCTAGTATAATTATATATATATTTATCTATATCTAGTACCCTTCTATTAATGACATATTCCCCCGGGTAAATACCCTAAAATATAGCCTATAATATAATTTAGGTTATATTCCCTAATTCTTATTATTAGGGGCAAGGCCCCGGGGCTATTATTTAGGGTACATACAATAATAAATCCTAGTTTACAGTTTAGGGGGCCGGCTAGATTAAGCGCGGGGGCGTACAATAAAACCCCCTAAAACCCCCCAAACAAGGGGCTAAACACCCATTTAAACCCACAATATACCAGTAATAAAACCGGCTATAAAACCCCCCTTTAAACCCGGTTAAACCCCTTTAAACTCCCCCACATAATAGCGAACCAAATAAATGAAAAAGGCCCCAAAAGGGGCCCTTATCTTTAATTATAATTATTAATTATTTATATGTTATCGTCCAATATCCATTTTTGTTGATATTGTGATATCTTTTTTTATTTTGTAAAACATTGGTATTTTTATTTATAGCAACTTCTAAAAGGCTTAGTTCTTTAGTATCTTTTAAAAGTTTATTCCAATCTTTTACTACTATTACTATTTTATGATTATTATTCATAATTAGGGTAGTTAATATAATCTTTAAATAATGTAAATAAAATAATTATCGAAACTTAAC